TCACTTAAAGAAAGTATTACCCATAATAAGAATAATATTCATTACATGTCCTTGTCTGGTGGTGAAAAAAGAAAAATTAGTCTATCTGTAATGCTCGGATTGCAAGAGCTTTTACGCATATCACACAATCAAAAATCTAATCTTATGTTTTTTGATGAAGTTGCTGAAAATCTTGACCAAGAGGGGTTGGAAGGACTCTACATACTCTTGTCTGAATTGAAGAAAGAGAAGACTTTGTTTGTAATTACGCATAATAATTATCTTAAATCTTTAATGGACAACGCTAGGACAATCACTATGATAAAGTCCAAAGGAATAACTAGGCTAAAAGGAAAATAAAAAATGGCGAACACATCTTTAGAAGGCATTGGACAAGAAATTTTTGAAAGCAGATATGCTTATCCAGGAGAGACAAAGTGGTCCGACAGAGCTAAAGTAATTGCCAAAACTATGGCTTCGGCTGAAAGAGATGATGATAAAGAAAAAGTTGAAAGGATGTTTTACGAGTCTATCGGATCTGGTGACCTCATCCCTGGGGGTAGGATTATTTTTGGCGCAGGTAGGAACCGTGGGCATCATAACTTGCTCAATTGTTATGTTATTATTCCTGAAGATAATGTGGACTCGATTGGCCGAACTGTGCAGGACATGTATCGCATCTCTTGTGCGGGTGGTGGGGTAGGCTTTAATGTATCAAAGATTCGCCCTAAAGGAGATCACATTGGGAGCGTAAAGAACTCTGCCCCAGGGTCCGTCTCTGTCCTAAAAATGATTAACGAGGTAGGTGAACATGTTAGGGCTGGCAAGAATCGTCGCACCGCTCTTATGGGCATACTTAATATCACTCATCCTGATCTACTTGAGTTTCTTTCTGTAAAGCTAGATCAAGGAGAGCTTAATAACTTCAATGTCTCTGTTGCTATTACTAACAGATTTCTTGAGGCTGTAGAGTTAGGAGAGGATTGGTATTTTACTTACAACAATAAAGAGTACCACTCTTACGATGTTGCTAGAATGAATTCGGAAGATGATCGCAATGAGATCATTAGTGTCCTAGGTATGGATGAAGAGGATGCTTTAGCAAGAGCCGAAAACTTCCAAAAGGAAGCTTGGACTGATACGTTTGAGATGATTGGGCAGAGAGATATTAAAGCCAGAGATCTTTGGGATATGATCTGGAAAAACTCTGTCGAGTCTGGAGACCCAGGAATATACAACATCGACCTTGCAAATAGTTACACAAATGTTTCGTACTTTGAGAGTTTGGATTCAACGAATCCTTGCGGCGAGATTTCCCTGCCGTCTTATGGGAATTGTTGCTTGGGTAATATTAATCTTAGCAATATGGTACTTGACGATGGTAGTGACCTCGATTGGAAACGCTTGGCAAAGACTGTCCGAACTGGAATCCGCTTTCTAGATAATGTCCTTACTGTTAATACATTCCCCACCGAGGAGTGCAAGCTTGTGGGTGAGCGTTCTAGGCGCGTAGGCTTAGGTGTTACAGGGCTTCACTATATGCTTATCAAGCTGGGTTTGGAGTACGGTGACGAGTCTTGTTTGGAATTCCTTGAAAGATTGTTTGCAACTATCCGAGATGAGGCATATAAGATGTCTATATACTTGGCGAGGGACAAGCAGCCTTTCCCTGAATTTGATCACAAAAAGTACCTGAATGAAGATTTTGCGAAAACTCTCCCCGCTCGTATTAGAATGCTTATCAAGCGATACGGGATTCGAAATGCTGTTATGCTTACTATCCCTCCTTGTGGTACTATCTCTATGTTGCACGGGGTTAGTTCAGGGATTGAGCCTATTTTTGCTGCTATGTATAACAGGCGTTATCGTCACAACAATATTTGGAAGGAGCAATTAGTTGTTGACCCGCTGTTCCAACAGTATTATGATGAGAAAAAATCACTCAAACCTTTTGTCGGAGCATACGATGTGTCGCCCGATAATCACATTAAAGTACAGGCGACGATTCAGAAATACATCGACTCCTGCATCTCAAAAACAATCAATCTTCCAGACACAGCTACCCCTGAAAGCTTTTCTCAGGCGGCTTTGGACTATGCTCCCTACCTCAAAGGTTTAACAGTATATCGTGCTGGATCCAAGGGGAATGAGCCCCTGCAAGCCATTCCTTTGACGCAGGAAAACATTGAAAGGTATATGAATGGAGACGGAGAAGAAGCCGAACTCGGAGTCGAGTCAGGAGAAGCCTGTTCCCTCGCAGGGGGCGACTGCGGAGCTTGAGAAGCTCCCAGATGTAAACGATCCCTACTGGGAGGAGTAATATTATGGCAATGTATGAGTGGATTTGCAGAGAGTGCAATATCTGGTGGGATAGAGACTTAAAATTAGGCACAGCACCGAAGAGAACCAAGTGTCCTAAGTGTGGTAACTTATGTTCTAGATATTACCAACAACAAAATGTAGGTATTTCTTTTAAAGATGACGGAAATTGTAATAAGAATTCTAATGCTAACGATTTCCATACTGTAAGGCGGCGATATCAAAAGGTTGCTGAGGAAGGGTACGATCAAGATTCTGCTGATAGGTTCCTACGAACTCAAATAGATGCAAGTAAAAAAGCTCAAGATGATGAATCATATAGGTACAAGTCTGCAAACATAGATTGGCATAAATTCGCAGACGCCAGAGGTTTAAAGAAAGTGGGGGACGCTGAGGCAAGACAAAAACAAGAAAACGCTAGAAAACTAACCGAGAAAGCCTATGATACAGCGAACAAGATGGGCTACAAGGACATTGGTAGCACCACTCTTGACATCGCCAAGCCCAACAAAAACGAACCTAAACCACAGAAATAACCATGGCATACGATTTTAGTGAGAATATCCAAAGAGGTATCCTCTACCTTTTGAAGTCTAACAAGGACTTCTACCTCCAGATTATTAATCTGGTTCAGCCAGACTACTTTGAGTTCCCTTCACACGCCAAGATCTTTAGCAAGGTTAAAGATCATTACGAGAAGTATGGCAAGCTGCCCACTGATGATTTTATCATTCAGGATGTGAAGCCTACGTTAGGTGCAAGGGAAAGCGCCTCTGATTATGAGGATGAGCTTTCCTACATTAACAACGTAGACACATCCACCGTAGGCAACACCGAGTATATGCTCGATCTTGTAGAGGGCTTCGCCAAGAAGGAGGCAATGAAGGGTGCTATTGCTGATAGTATTTCTTTAATTAAAGAGAACAGGATTGATGAGGTGGAGGCTCTTGTTAAGAAAGCTCTTCTCATCAACCGAGATGTGGATACGGGTCAAGACTATTTCGAGGACTTCGCTGGTCGTTGGGATCGTATCTTTAATAAGAAGAATGAGGAAAAATACAAGACTGTCCTGCCAGCTATTAACAAATCTCTAGAAGGGGGGTTGGGTTCAAAAGAAATGGCTATGGTGGTCGCCCCTCCTGGTGTGGGTAAATCCCTGTTCCTAGTTAATCAAGGAGTTCACTCCATGATTGAAGGCAGGAAAGTCTTGTACATCTCTCTTGAAATGAGTGAGGATAAGATTGCTCAGAGGTTTGATTCAATCATGACCCTTGTACCTCAGTTCAAGCTTAAGGATCCAGCTAACCAGCTTACTGTGAAGGAGCGACTTGAAATGTTCAAGACTGAGTTCCCAGGCAGTGAACTTGTTATCAAGGAATTTCCTACAGGACAAGCATCTATTAACACCATTCGAAATCTCTTGGTCCAGCTTAAAAACTATGATGAGTTTGAGCCTGACCTCCTGATCGTGGACTACCTAGAACTGCTTCGCCCGACCCGAGAGATTCAACAAGAGTACCATGCCCAGCAGAAGATTGCTGAGGAGCTTAGGGGAGTCGCTATGGAGTACAACTTCCTCGTCTGGACCGCCACCCAGACCAACCGACAAGGTAGGATGGTGAAGGTTATTACAGATGCAGAGCTTGGAGATTCTTATGGTAAGATTCGAACTTGCGATTTTGCAATGTCGTTGAACCAATCTGAGGAGGAGTTCGATGAGGGTAAGATGAGGGGCTATGTAATCAAGTCTCGCAATGGAAGGCCGAGGTTCTCGGTTCCTATGGATGTCGATTACAGTACGCTACGGATGTCTGAGGGAGATGAGGTATTTACAGGAGATGACAGTTGAATAATAAGAAAGAGTATCCCGTGCATCCGATGGAAGTTTATACGGGGGTTAAGACATTTAAAATTGAGCAAAAAAAACTAACCAAAGATAACCTTTACGGGTGTGTAGAATTCCCTAAGTCTCTTCTCACTATTGATCCCACTCAATGTGATGCTGACTATCGAGGCACGTTGCTACATGAAATTTGTCACATTGGGTTTGATCTATATGGGTTAGGGGATGATGATGAGATGCCTCAAATGGGGAATGAATATCTGACTACGGTAACTTCAAATATGATTCAACAACTCGCTGGATTGAACGAAGAACTATTTAAATTTATCTTCCATCTACCTAAATAAGGTATGAAAGATCTCCAACTCACAGATATTTTAGCCAAACCAGTTAGACCTCTTATTAATCTTTCCGTATATGCTAATGGAAGGTGGTCATTTGCTACTCTTAATGCGCCTACTGTTGTTACTTCGGATCAAAACTTTTATCTTATTAGTTACCCGTTTGGATTATTAACAAAAGCACAATCAAATCCAGCTAAGTTTAGTATTAAAGGAGAGCCAGGGGATTATGTATCACAAGATATTCAAGGCACACTAGCATTAGTAAAAGCTAGTGTTTTTGCTTTACAATTTCCAGGCCCCCAGCAGATCACCCCTCCCCCACCCTCGTCAGAAAGCTTGAAAGATCCAAACTTTCTGACGAAAATACAAGAAGGATCTGTGGACAAGAACTCTGATAAGGTAATGATAGGCGATAGACAGTACACTATCGCAAGTACATTTGAAAAAACCATAAAAATCATAGAAACCCCAGAAGGATTAGCCAAAGTCTTCTATGATGATTCCGAGGAAGCACCGACAATAAAACCAAAAGA